TTTTATGATATGTGGTGTTTCTGTGGTGAACAGGAGTGGGATGATTGGCAGAGGTGGAGCTTTACAACTATTGAAGGAGGTAATGTCAAGGAAGAGGAAGTGGAAGCAGCTAGAGGGCAACTAGACCCACGCACGTTTAGACAGGAGTTTGAAGCTAGTTTTGAGAATCTTACTGGTTTGGTTGCTGTAAGCTTTGCTGATGAAAATATTGATAAGGAAGTGCAGGATCTTCATATGCTGCCATTGTTGTTGGGTTTAGATTTTAACGTTGACCCTATGGCCGGGATATGTGCTGTGAAGCATAATGATACACTATATGTCTTTGATGAGATCATGCTGACAGGGGGTGCTACCACTTGGGATTTTGCAGAGGAAGTTGTCAGAAGGTATGGAGTGGATCGAAGAGTAATTGCCTGTCCTGACCCTACTGGTAGTGCAAGAAAAACGAGTGGAGTTGGTGTTACAGACCATACGATTTTAAGAAGGAATGGTTTTACTGTTATGAGTCCTAAATCACCTTGGAGGATAAGAGATAAGATAACTGCTGTAAATACTGCTTTGTATGATGCTGATGGTACAAGAAGAACTTTGATACATCCAAGATGTAAAGAATTAATAAAAGCATTAAGAACTTTGACATATGCACCAAATACAGGTTTACCTAATAAGAATTTGGGAGTTGACCATGCGTTTGATGCTTTCGGTTATCTTTGTCTACAACAATTTAACCTTGCAAAACCAGAGACACTAGGGCAGACTTCGTTTAGAATATATTAGAACTACCTAATTCTTACTATGTACCATTCTACGACTAAGAAAAAGAAGAAGAAAAAGAAAGGAGGTAAAAAGCGTGGCGAATGTTCCTGTAAATAAAACGTTATACTCTAGGGTAAAAGCAGAGGCTAAACGTAAATTTAAGGTTTATCCTTCTGCTTATGCCAATGCGTGGCTTGTACGAGAGTATAAAAAACGTGGAGGAACTTATCGCACGGAGAGTAAACGTGGCAAGAAGTAGCGGTGGATTAACTCGTTGGTTTAAAGAAAACTGGGTTGATGTAAAAACTGGTAAACCTTGTGGCCGTAAAAAGGGCGAAAAACGAGGTTATCCAGCTTGCAGACCTAAAAAACGTGTATCAAGTAAGACACCTAAGACAGTTGGAGAGATGACTTCAGCAGAGAAAGCTAGGTTTAAAAGAGAAAAAACAAGTAGTAAAAAGATAACTTATCAACATAGACGTAAAAAGAAGAAAAAATAACTGTGAAAAACGCAGTTTCAAGGTAAGATAGTCGTATAAGTAAAATTTTCTTAGAATCATGGCATTTTTTCGTGGTGAAGAAGGCTCTGTATCATTTGATAACGGAACTGGCACAGCAGGAGCTATAGCTTCTACAACAGCTTGGACATTAGATGTGACAAAAGACACTCTTGATGTAACGGCACATGGTGATACGTTTAGAAAAAATGTAGGTAGTTTAATTTCTGGAACAGGCACTGTTGATTTAATCTATACAGCAACATCTGGAGATGATACTGCTGAAATTATTACAGATGTATTAACTGCTGAAGACGCTGGTGATGCTACATTTAATCTTTTTTTAGACACATCAGGCAGTAAAAAATTAAATTTTAACGGAACTATTACAGGAACTACATATAGTTCAACTGTTGGAGATTTAAATACAGTATCAGTTACTTTTTCAACTAATGGTACTATTACCTCTGCTGTCTAATGCCTAAAGGATCTTATTCTGCAAAGCAACGAAGACTTGCTGCTGTTGCTCCACCACGAGATAAGATTACGTCTGCGGATCTTAAAAAATTACGTTCTAAGAAAAAAAAGAAAAAGAAGTGAAACTTACCACTCGCCAAAAAAATCTACTAGATAAACATTCAGAACACCATAGCAAGAAGCATATGGAGTACATGAAGCAAAGAATGAGGGCGGGTGATACTTTTAAGCAAGCTCATACAAAAGCAAAGGCAAAGGTGGGAAGATGAAAAAACGTAAATCTGTAAGTTTATCTGTAGGTAGAGGAGAGAAATCTAAAAGAGGTGGACTTACTGCCAAAGGTCGTGC